TTCGAAGAGCAAGCCCTTGCCGACTCACTCAATCGCAGTGTTGCCGAAGTTCAGCAGCAGTTAACCGAGTACATTGCAGCGACCGACAAGGATGTCCCCTTCGCCCTAGGTATTGGTTTGATCCCCGACTTTACTGATGCACAGATAAGCATCTATCGCGGGGCTGTTTATGCCCGTAGCCATGCCGATCTGTTGGGCTATTTTTCTGCAGTCGACCAAAAAGAGTCCGGCAATAACAAGGCGCAAGACCCTGAGCAGCAAGACACAATTTTAGCCCAAAGTAGTCGCGGTATTCGTTTATTACTCGGCCTTGACCGTGTTGGAGTACACAGTTTATGAGCGAGCCTGAAAATAAGACCCAGTTGCAGATGTTGACCAAGTTTTTATTAACTAGCTTATCGCCAGTGATCAAGGCCAATAATATCGATGCCTGGCAAGAGCGCGGCACCCTGATTTTATCCGGTGAAGACCGTGGCCAAGGTGGATACCAAATCGCGAAGTGGAAGCACAACGCAGTGATCGTCATTGAAAAGTTTCCCCATCGTAAAGTCAATCCATACAGCCTGCTAGCCATGGTTGCGGCTTACCTTATCGATAGTGGCTGGGACAGAGACAGATTTGATTTGAGCGACCCTGAATTAGATCTCGATGCGGTCAGTAAAGATGATGTGACCGTGATCATCGAACTGCCGCTGATTGACGATATCGAAATTATTGTCGATGAGAACGGGCCGGTGATCTTCGATGGCCAGCGTTACCGGGTAGATATGGTCCCCGTTGATTTTGCCGAATCCGTAGAGCTTGAAAGTGAGCAGGCTTAACCATGAGCTTAGTTATTACCCCAAATAAGCAACAGGCCTTAAGCCTTAAAAACCAATTATTACTGTTATCGCTGCCAGACAATAAACGTGTCCGAATCTTAAAAACGTTAGGGATTAATGAACGTAAATTGGCCAGAGAACGAATTAAAAAGCAGAAAGACGTAAACGGTAAATCGTTTGAACCGCGGAAAGGAAGTGGCAAGGATAAATTATTAAAGCGACTAGGGAAAACCCTTAAACCATTTGTTTTTAATAAGAACAGATTAGAACTAAAACATGAGAATCCATCAGTAGGTAAGGTCGCCGCTTTTCACTCAGAAGGTGGCTCGTTCACCATGAACAAAGTCAAAGTAGATCGACGCTTTGGAAAGATTGATAAAAACAAACCATGCAGCAGAGGTCAGGCGAAAGCTTTATCGAGCAAAGGTTTCAAAGTTAGAAAAAACAAAGGTAAAAGTTTTCGTAGGGCAACAGTAAAAGAACTTATGTCAACTCTAACAATGACTCAAGCGGGGGCCATATTGAAAAGGCTTCGTAATAGAGGGGACAAATCAAGTTGGAAAACAAAAGCACCACCTCGCCCATTCTTGGGTGATACCCCTGCCAATGTGCAGGCCGAATTAGTCAATATTTTAGAGCGAATGGGCTCACGTTAAAAAAGGATATCCCCATGGCATTAGGTTCAGTCGGTGTAAATAATCAAAATTTAGGACAGGGCGACATTCAAGGCGTTGAGCGTCACTTCCTGTTTGTCGGTCGTGCGGGCAATGCAGAGGAGGAGAGCCAGCTTTATAGCGTTAACGCTCAAACAGATCTCGCCTCCATGTTTGCCGATAGCCCTTTACGTACTCAAGTGTTATCCGCACAGCAAAATGCGGGGCAAAACTGGACCGCCGCTGTTTATCCCCTGGCTGATGCTGAAACCATTAACACCGCCATCGACAACGCGAATGGGGTGCAAAGTTTTGAATCTGTGGTGGTGTGTGATGTGCAAACCACAGCAGAAGCTATCAGTGGTATCCATGACAAATTGTTTAGCTTGCAAGCCAAACTTGGCCGTTTTGTATCAGCCATCGTGGCCTTAGCGGGTATCGATAAAGTCACTCAAACGTGGCCGCAGTATGAAGCCGCTATGGTTGCACTCATCGACACGTTAGCGAATCACTTAGTGGTGCCTGTGCCTCAGTTACACGGTAACAACGTGGGTGTGTTGGCGGGGCGTCTTTGCAATCGTGCGGTCAGCATTGCTGATTCACCCATGAGAGTGGCCACAGGTTCAGTGATGGGCTTAGGTGTTAATCCAACTGACAAAGATGGGACCCCTCTCGAACTCTCAACCCTAAGCACCTTGGCCACTGCGCGCTTTAGTGTGCCTCAGTGGTATTCGGGTGTAGAGGGTATCTATTGGGGCGATGGTACAACGCTAGATGCCGTAGGCGGTGATTATCAAGTTATCGAAAATCTGCGAGTGGTGCATAAAGCGAGTCGTGAAGTACGCATTCTAGCCATTCGCCGTATTGCCAACCGTGCACTTAACTCTACGCCCAACAGTATCGAGTTAAACAAGGGTTACTTTATGAAGCCTCTGCGCATCATGAGTAAAAGCTACATCATTTTAGACCAAGTGTTCCCAGGTGATGTGATGGCCCCCGTTGATGGCGATATCACCATTGAGTGGAAAACCAGAAAACAGGTGGTGATTTACATGGTGGTTCGTCCGTACAACAGCCCTAAAGCGATCACAGCCAACATCATGTTAGATCTCAGCAACATCTAAGCCTATTAACCCGATTAATAACCGAAGAGCAGAGGAAACACTATGCGCTTATCCGGAATGAATTTTAACGTCAACTTTGGCGACATGAAGCTGAATGTTATCTCAGCCAGCTTGACCATTAGTGACAACAGTGCCGTATCGCAAACCAATGGGGTACCCGATGGTGCCGTCGATGGTGATGTGGCGGCCAGTGGTGACATTGTGGTTAATGCTGCAGGGTTCAAAATCATCAGCGAAGCCGCCAGACGTGCAGGCTCGTGGCGTGCACTGCCAAACTTCGACGCCCTATTTTATGGCAAGACCTCACAAGATGAGATGAAAGTGGAGGCGTTCGGCTGTCGTTTGAAATTGAGCGACCTGCTCGATATCGACACAAAAGGCGGCAGTGGCTCTGAGTTCAAAATCGGTTATGACGTCACCGACCCCGACTTTGTTCATATTGACGGTGTGCCGTACCTGCGACCAGATGAAATTGAAAGCATCGTTCAGTAATAAATAGTCCAGTAGGTACCGAAATGGATGATGTTGATTTATTAGTGAAGCAGGAGGAGCGGCGCGAGGCAAGGGCTAAAAAGAAACGCCTTAGCGCCAGCATTAGGCCTAGCGCCAGCCACTGTATCGAATGTGATAAGCCGATACCCCAACTTCGTAGAGTCGCGGTGCCAGGTGTTGAATTGTGTATCGAGTGTCAGACGCTTGCAGAAGAGGAAAAGAAGCGATGAAAAACACTAAGGTGAATTTTGGCTTTATTTCAGGTTTAGAAGGTGGGCCAACGCTAACCGGCTATGTGCCAGATCCCGAGAATTCAAAATCAGGTGTGACTATCGCGACCGGGTTTGATATTGGCCAGCGTTCAGTCGAAGACCTGCAAAAGCTGTTGCCGCAGTCATTGGTTAGCAAGCTTAGTCCCTACTGCCAGGTAACCAAACATTCAGCTAATGCAGCTTTGAATGAATGGCCGTTAACCATCACTGGTGACGAAGCCGATGTAATTGACCTGTGCGTTAAAAGCCAGCTGCTTGAGCAACTGCAGCATAGATATAACCGTTCATCCGATGTGCCCTTTAATGAGCTGTCGGAACACGTGCAAACCGTGATTGCTTCGGTGGCGTTTCAGTATGGTAATTTAGCCAAGCGATGCCCGTCATTTTGGCAAACCGCCATCACGCAGGATTGGCAGGCAATGGATGCCGAGCTGTGTAACTTCGGTGACCGTTACCCGACACGCCGTAAGCGTGAAGCCGATTACTTAAAGCTGGGGAGTTAGTTATGGGCTGGTTTTCAACGATTTTGGGTACGAATCCTATCGAAGCGATAGGCAAGGCGGGTGACGCCCTGTTTACCTCTGACGAAGAGCGAAAGCAGCTCGATAATGACCTTGTAGAGATCCAGCAGAAACCTATGTTAATGCAGGCTCTGGCTAACACCATGGCCGCACAGCACAGGTCGGTTTTTGTAGCCGGGGCCCGTCCGTTTTTGATGTGGGTTTGTGGTTTGGGTTTTCTGTTTGCCTTCGTGATTAATCCTATATTGCAATGGCTGTGGCCTGATGTAGGTACGCCAGACTTACCACTCGACGCAATGATGGAGCTTACCCTTGCCATGTTGGGGTTAGCCAGCTTACGTACTGTCGAAAAAATCAAAGGGGTAGCTAAATGAATCAAGTGGCAGATTGGGTGATGGTGGTGATTGCCTTTATGAGCTTAGTGCTGGGCGTGCTGGTACCACTATTTGTCAGTTTGTCTAATGCGCACAAAAGCACGGCCAAAGAGCTGAGCGACCATAAAACCCATGTGGCAGAAAACTATGCCACCAAGGATGACGTAAAAGAGTTGGGCGATCGGATGGAACGCCAGATGAAAGACGGATTTAACAACCTCAAAGACTTACTAACGACCAATAAAGATAAGGATGCAGCATGAAAAAGACAGTGATTTTAACCATAGGCACCACAGAGTTTAAATTTGAACTCACCGTGAATGACCACTCTGATTTTGTCGATAGCGTATCTCGCGGCGGCTCGATGTGCAGCGCCTCGCATAACTTTGTGATGCGCGCCATCGATAAGGAGCAGAAAGAGGAGTTTAAAAACTTACTCGCCGACTCACCAGGTGCAGAGGTTCAAATTGCGGGCACCTTGAAAGGTGAGTTCTCGCCGATTCTGGAAATTGCAGTAAAAAAATAAATGCGCTGGTTGAGTCAATTGAAAACAACCAGCTTGAGCAGATGCTGACCATTCGTCGGCATCAGTTACCGCACGAAGATGACAGTGAACAGTCGATAGCCCGTGCGGTTTGGCTGCATAAGAACCATTTAGAGAGCCTAGAGATAGTCACCGCCAATGGGGTGAACAAGGCATTCTCTGGTTAATAGTCAGGTTAGTTCAGTTAAGCCATAGTACAAGAGGAGAGTGATCACCAATGAGCCTGCCGAAACCTTTGATGTTTACCGTTGGTTTGGTTGATCAGATCACTAAACCGATTGCCAAGATTAGTCAGCAATTTAACGGGCTGGCGTCTAACTACCAAGCTGGAACCATGCAGATGGCCACTGGCGCAGGTGGTATGGCTGCAGCAGGTATGGCACTGCAAAACGCATTGATGCCCGCCATCGAGATGGACCGTGCATTAGGTGAGGTTAAATCGCTTGGCGTGCGTCAATCTGCCCTTAAGCAGTTAACGGATTCGTCTTACGAATATGCGCTTAAGTACGGTAAATCGGCCACCGAGTTTGTGAAATCAAGTTATGACATTCAGTCGGCCATTGGCGGGTTAAGTGATAACGATTTATCAGCCTTTACTACCTCATCAAACGTACTTGCCGCCGCGACTAAAGCAGATGCGGGCACCATTACTGATTATATGGGCACCATGTATGGCACATTTAAAAACCAAGCTAATGCAATGGGAAAAGGGGAGTGGGTAAACCAGTTGACAGGTATGACAGCAACAGCTGTGGAGATGTTTAAAACTGACGGTAAGAAAATGGCTGATGCATTTTCGGGCATGGAAGGAGCGTCTACAGAAGCTATTAGCAGTCAAATGGCAATCTTGGGGTCACTGCAATCAACTATGCAAGGCGGAAGTTCTGCAACTGCATATAAAGCATTTTTAGGTGGTGCAGTAAAAGCTCAAGAAAGCTTAGGGATGTCATTTGTTGATAGTCAAGGCAAGTTGTTACCGACAATAGATATTCTTGATAAATTAAAATCTAAATTTGGTGATTTCGAGAATGGGGCAGACAAGTTAAAAATAAAGCAGGCATTTGGCTCAGACCAAGCACTTGCTTTTGTTAACTTATTAATGAAAGACACCCAAGGCCTTAGAGACAGCATGGAAGACCTTGGCAAAGTCAAAGGTATGGGCAAGGCCGAAGAGATGGCCGCAGCCATGACCGACCAGAGCGAACGCCTGTCACAATCTTGGTTTGTGATCCGCTCCGCCCTCGGCTCTGCCGTGTTACCGGCTTTCAATGAGTTTGTTGGCTGGATAGCCGATATGGGTAAAGATGTGCTCTGGTTTACTCAAACCTTCCCTAATTTAACCCGCATGTTGGGCTATGTCGCGATTGGTATTCTCGGCCTCGTCGCCGCAGGTGGTGCCTTTACCGTGATGATGGGCGTTGCCAAGATGGCGATGACGGCCTACGGAGTAGCGTCAATGGCGTGGGCAGGGATTAATGCCCTGTTAACATCTGGCATGGCATCACTTAGAGCAATGATGCTAGCCGTAAATATTGCTATGTACGCCAACCCAATTGGTCTGATTGTTGCGGGTATAGTTTTAGCTATCGCTGCCGTGGGCGCACTGGTTTACTACTGGGACGACCTCAAGGCAACTATGTCTGAGTGGACTTGGCTGCAGCAGCTGCTTGGCTGGTTCGATACCGTTTGGACCGATATTAAAAACGGCGCTATCGATGCCATTAATTGGATCATCGAAAAACTGAATATGCTGCCAGGTGTTGAGATTGATGTGATCCCCAACGTGGCAGG